GTTGAAATCGAAGTTACATCCAATCCTACAAACGCTAACGCTAACAGTTTATATACATATACCACAACAATTACTGAAACACCATGAACACCTTTGATAAAAATATGGAAAAACTATTCGATGTAACTCCTGTCGAACAGGAACCAAAACCATTGGTGCCGGTTGTAAAAGAGACACCGGTGGATGGTCCTGACTTGAAGAATGACCTGGCAGACGCATACACACAAACCAAAGACAACCTGCAAGAGTTGATTGACAACGGCAAAGATGCAATGGAAGAACTTATCCATATTGCCAAGGCAGGCCAGCACCCTCGTGCGTTCGAAGTTTATGCCACACTATTGAAGAACGTGGTCGATGCCAACAAGGAACTTCTGGCAGTTCAGAAACAAATGCGTACCATGGATGGTAAACAATCAGCACAAGGTGATACCAAAATCGACAAGGCAATCTTTGTCGGTTCTACTGCTGAATTGAATAAGTTACTCAAAGGCGATAAATGATTGATGATGATGACGATTACACGTTAGACGCCAAAGATTCTTATAGAGATAACCCCTTACTCAAAAAAGTTGGCGTCAAGGTCGAATGGACCAAAGAGACAATTGAAGAATATAAAAAATGCGCTTCTGATCCAGTTTACTTTGCAGAGAACTATGTAACGATTGTTAACGTTGACGTAGGTCTGATGAAGTTTAAGATGTGGCCTTTCCAAAAGGAAATGATTCGCACATACCATGAAAACAGATTCTCTATCACAAAATGTCCTCGTCAGGTTGGTAAAACTACCACATCTGTGGCATATCTTTTGTGGTTAACATTATTCACAGATACACAAAACGTGGCTGTTCTGGCCAACAAGGGTTCACTTGCACGTGATATTCTTGGTAAGTACCAACTTGCGTATGAAAACTTACCAATGTGGTTGCAACAAGGTATCGTTACATGGAACAAGGGTAACGTTGAACTGGAGAACGGTTCTAAGATTGTTGCAGCATCCACCTCATCATCCGCAGTTCGTGGTGGTTCTTTCAACCTAGTATTCTTGGACGAATTTGCGTTCGTTCCAAACAACATCGCTGAAGAATTCTTTAACTCTGTTTACCCTGTTATCTCATCTGGTAAAACATCTAAGATTATTATTGTGTCTACACCGAACGGTATGAACCTGTTTTACAAGTTGTGGATGGATGCCATTAACAAGAAAAACAACTATAAGACCTTCGAAATTCACTGGTCTATGGTACCAGGTCGTGATGAGGCATGGAAAGAAGAAACAATCCGTAACACAAGTGAACGTCAGTTCAGACAAGAATTTGAAACCGAATTCTTGGGTTCTTCCAACACATTGGTTTCTGGTTACAAATTACAGACGATTGCATATAAAGATCCAATTGCAACACATGACTTGATGCGAATCTATGAACATCCTGTCAGGGAAATTGATGGTGCCAAATCAGACCACCTATATTGTATTTGCGTTGACGTATCCGAAGGTAAGAACCTGGACTGTTCTGCGTTTCAAGTTATTGACATATCCGAAACACCATATAAACAGGTGGCATCATACGCAAGTTCGTCAATTACACCGATTCTATTCCCAACCGTTATCTACAACGCAGCCAGATATTACAATGATGCGTATATATTGGTAGAAATTAATAACAACCCACAGGTTGCAGACTCATTACATGCAGATTTTGAATATGAAAATCTATGGAAGGTGTTCACAGGCAATAAGAAACCACAACAACTGAGTGCAGGTTTTGCACGTGGTATTCAAATGGGTCTGAAAATGTCGCCACAAGTTAAGGCAATCGGTTGTTCCAACCTGAAAACCTTGATTGAAGGTGATAAGTTATTGATTAATGACTTCGATACCTATTCAGAACTAACCACTTTTGAACAACAAAAGAACTCCTTTGCGGCCGCACTTGGTGCAAATGACGACTTGGTCATGTCATTAGTTATTTTTGGTTGGGTAACCACACAACAATACTTCAAAGAAATCGTCAACCACGATATTCGAAAACAAATTCAGTTAGAAAACATGAACCAAATGGACGATGATGTGTTACCAGCACCAATCATTGAAGATGGTTTAGAACATGATTTTGAAATACTTGATGGAGACCTATGGGAAACTGCAAATGGTGGTGAAACATATGCAAACTTCACTAGAAAAATGATAGACCGGTTGTAAATCCAGCCTTTCATAAATATCTTGTATGGTATTCTAACTGCCAAAAGAACACATAATAATTCAAGGAGAATAAAATGGCATTTCAAATCTCTCCAGGCGTAAATGTATCAGAAGTCGACCTAACTACCGTTGTTCCTTCTGTTCTAACTACTGCTGGTGCATTTGCTGGTAATTTCAGCTGGGGGCCTGCCAACCAAATCGTATTGGTTGATAGCGAACTTACCCTAACAAAAACATTCGGTGAACCTGACTCTAACTCAGCAATATCTTTCTTTACTGCTTCCAACTTTTTGGCATACGGTAATAATCTAAGTGTTGTACGTGCAGTACACGCAAACACCAAAAACGCTGACGCAAACACAACAACCACAAATACTCAAGTTGCAAACTCTGATGCTTTCCAATACACATTGTTAAACTCAGATAACGCAAACGTATATGGTGCTTTCATGGCACGTTACCCAGGTGCTCTAGGTAACTCATTGTCTGTATCTGTTTGCGATAACGCAACAGACTTTGCAGGTTGGACATATAAAGGTTATTTCCAATCCGCTCCAGGTACTTCTGATGAAGTTGATGCAGCTGGTGGTTCTAACGATGAATTGCACATTGTTGTTGTAGACACTAACGGTAAGTTTAGTGGTGTTGCAGGTTCTGTATTGGAAACATACGGTTTCGTATCCAAGGCATCTAACGCAACATTGAATGGTGCATCCAACTACTACAAACAAGTTGTTTTCAACCAATCCAAGTATGTTTATGCAGTTGATCCAGTAAGTTATTCTTCAACAAGTGCCACATGGGGTCAACCTATGGCAGGTACAACCTTTGTTCAGTTGAGTGGTGTTCAAACCATTAACTTGGCAGGTGGTGCAGACGTTGCAGTAACAGATGGTAACCTAGAATCTGCATTTGACCTATTTGCAAACAAAGAAACTACCGACATTTCATTGGTATTGACTGGTAACGCAAGTGCAGCAGTTCAAAACTATGTAATCAGCAACATTTCTGCAGCACGTGCAGACTGTGTGACATTCATTTCTCCAACTCAGGCTTCTGTTGTTAACAACGCAGGCGATGAAACAACAGATATTGCATCTTGGTTGTCATCTTTGGCAACTGTTTCTTCTTACGCTGTTGCAGATTCCGGTTGGAAATACCAATACGACAAGTACAACAACGTATATCGTTGGATTCCATTGAACGGTGACGTTGCAGGCCTATGTGTATACACAGACACAACACGTGACCCATGGTTCTCTCCAGCAGGTTTCAGTCGTGGTCAAATCAAGAACTGCATCAAGTTGGCATGGAACCCAAACAAGACTCAACGTGACACATTGTATGCATCTGGTGTAAACTCAGTTGTTACATTCCCTGGTCAAGGTACAGTATTGTTCGGTGACAAGACATTGTTGAATAAACCAAATGCGTTTGACCGTATCAACGTTCGCCGTTTGTTCATCACATTGGAAAAGGCAATTGCAAGAGCATCACAATCCTCATTGTTCGAATTGAACGATGAATTCACACGTGCTCAGTTTGTATCATTGATTACTCCATTCTTGCGTGATGTTCAAGGTCGCCGTGGTATTACAGACTTCAAAGTGGTTTGCGATACAACAAACAACACACCGCAAGTTATCGACTCCAACCAATTCGTTGGTGACATTTACATCAAGCCATCTCGTTCTGTGAACTTCATTCAGTTGAACTTCGTTGCAGTTGGCACTGGTGTTGAATTCGCCACAATCGTTGGTGCAGTCTAATAAATAAACCATTAGGAGATAACAATGGCATTCAACGTATCAGAATTTAGAGCAAACATGACAGGGGACGGCGCACGTCCCAATCTGTTCTCTGTGTCTCTAACACTACCACAAAACGTAGCTGGCGGAGTTGATGCAAGTAAAAAGGTCACATTCATGGCCAAAGCTGCACAACTTCCAGGTTCAACAATCAATTCAGTACCAGTTTATTACTTCGGTCGTGAATTGAAATTCGCAGGCAACCGTTCGTTTGCTGACTGGACATTGCAAATCATCAACGATGAAGATTTCACTATCAGAAATTCTATCGAAAGTTGGATGAACAATATGAACAGTCATGCTTCAAACATTCGTAGTGCCGATTCAGCAACACCAACCTCTTACACATGCGATGCGGAAGTTATCCAGTATGGTAAGAATGGTTCTGAATTGAAGCGTTACAAATTTGTTGGCATGTTCCCACTTGACTTGGCACCAATCGACTTGGATTGGGGATCAAACGACACTATCGAAGAATTTAGTGTCACATTTGCTTACCAATATTGGGAAACAGAAACAACAACTTAATGACTTATACGGAGGACTTCGGTCCTCCTTTTATGTTTTCTTGATTTTATTATTACTTAAAAAATATGGCAACACCTAATAAATTTTCACTTTTTGGATTTACAATTTCTCGTAACAAAGACGAGGAAGAACAGGCAATCCAACAATCGTTTACGCCTCCCGCACAGGAAGACGGCGCATTAACTATTACATCTGCCGCTTATTACGGCACATATGTAGACTTAGATGGTACTGCTAAGAATGAGGTTGAACTCATTTCTCGTTACCGTGAAATGGCCATGCAACCAGAAATTGAGTCAGCGATAGATGACATAGTTAATGAAGCCATTTGCCAAGATGATGATGGCAAAATCATTGAGATTGTATTAGACAATCTAAAACAACCAGACAAAATCAAGAATGCCATTAAAGGTGAGTTCCAAACCATTCTACGAATGATGAACTACAACAATATGGCGCAAGATATTTTCCGTAGATTCTATGTTGATGGTCGTATCTTCTACCACATTATTATCGACAGAGACAATCCACAAGAAGGTATCAAAGAACTTCGTTACGTAGACCCACGCCGTCTGCGTAAGGTACGTGAAATGAAGAAACAAAAAGATGAACGTACCGGTGTAGAAATGATGAGAGTTGTGAATGAATATTACATTTACAATGACAAAGTGGTAACTGCATCTTCATCCAATTTCGGACCAGTTGGTGCTCGTATTACTCCAGATTCTATTATTAACGTTGTGTCCGGTCTTATGGACTCACGTAGAGCAGTTGTTCTAAGTTATCTACATAAAGCAATTAAACCTCTCAATCAACTACGTATGATTGAAGATGCAACGGTCATATACCGTATTTCGAGAGCTCCAGAACGCCGTATTTTCTACATTGACGTTGGTAACTTACCAAAGTTGAAAGCGGAACAATACCTACGTGACATTATGGTTAAGTACAAGAACAAGTTGGTATATGATGCCAACACAGGTGAAGTACGTGATGACCGTAAATTCATGTCCATGATGGAAGACTTCTGGTTGCCTCGCCGTGAAGGTGGTAAGGGTACAGAAATCACCACACTACCAGGTGGACAGAACCTAGGTGAGTTGGAAGACGTTAAGTATTTCGAAAAGAAACTATATAAGGCATTGTGTGTTCCTATCTCCAGATTGAATCCTGAGACTTCTGGTTTCTCTTTGGGTCGCACAGGTGAAATTACTCGTGACGAATTAAAGTTCTCTAAGTTTGTTGACCGTTTGCGTAACAAATTCTCTGAGGTATTCGACCAAGCATTGCGTGTGCAATGTGTGTTGAAAGGTATCTGTACCGCAGAAGAATGGGACTTGTTCAAAGAAAACATTTATTACGACTTCATTAAAGATAACAACTTCTCTGAATTGAAAGATGCAGAGTTGATGACTAACAGACTTCAATTATTGGCATCGGTTGACCCATATACAGGTCGTTATTTCTCTCAGGCATGGATTCAACGTAACGTTCTACGCATGAATGATGATGAAATCAACCAAATGCAGGAAGAAATTGATGAGGAAAAGGCAGATGGTAACGGCCTACCAGTTGAAGTAACCAATCAAGTTGCACAACAACAAATGATGGGACAGGTAGATGCAGAGAACCAAGTGGCAATGGCCAAGGCAATGCCACAAGAACCTACACCATCTAGTGGTGGTGGTGGAAGTTCTTCTTCCAGTTCTTCAAGTTCTAGTTCAAAGTCAAAAGAAAAATCTAAATCAAAGCCAAAACAGAAATCAAGTAGTGTTAAAGGCGATTTGAGTTTGAAAGAAGTTAATACGTTTGATAAATTAAAACGTATACTATAAATATTTTATTAGGAGAAAATTATGCCAACAAGACAAATCATCGACTATGCAGAAAATGACCAAGCATTGGAAATGCGTAACGCTTTCTATTCTGCATTGCAAGACAAAGTGATGGCACATATCGAAGCAAAGAAAATGGAAGTTGCGAAAACTATGTTTACTCAGCACGATCCAATGGCAACTGCTGATGATGTGGCAATTACACCAGCACAATAATAGGAAACAAAGATGGCAAATGCTTTCACATATCAGGTAATTAAAGATACCACAGAACACGTAGTTATTAAGTTAACTGGTTGGTTTGACGGTACTGGCCAAGAAGCTAACAATGCAAGAATAACTGCAAATTCACTTTCAGGTGCATTGGCAACAAACGGTTATCTTGTAGCAAATTCACAAGGCGGAGCTGCAAACACAGCATTGTCATATTACGGTTTGGCATTAAATCGTTTGTGGTACGACTGTGCTGCAGGTGGTGACGTACAACTGTATTGGCAGGCAACAACACCAGTTCCACTTATGTTACTTAATGGCAATGGAGAATTTGATGGAATGGGTAACTGGACAACAATTCCAAACAACGCAAAAGGTACAACCGGTTGCAACGGAAATATTGGTATTGTTACTCGTGGTATGGCTGCAAACGATTCATACACAATGGTGATTGAATTGCGTAAAGAAAACGAATACTACCAACGTGGTCAATTCAACGATCCAGCAGCATTCAACTACGCACCTTACAACATCCGTCCATAAGGTAATCTAACATGAAACTAATCAAAGAATTGGTAGAATCTGTAAATTATATTACAGAAGAAAAGAACGGCAAGAAGGAACTCTTTATTGAGGGTCCTTTCCTTGTCGCAGAAGCGGTTAACAAAAACAAACGCATGTATAAAGAAGAAACTATGCGTGAAGAAGTTAACCGTTACAACGAAGAATTCGTAACTAAAAATCGTGCCTTTGGTGAACTGGGACACCCAGACACTCCAAGTATTAACCTAGACCGTGTTTCACACCTTATCGTGGGTTTGAGACAAGAAGGTAATGTTTGGATAGGCAAAGCTAAAATTCTTGAAACACCAATGGGCAATATTGCTCGTAGTCTTATTGAGGGTGGTGCTCAACTCGGCGTGTCTTCACGTGGTATGGGTTCACTTAAAATGGAAAACGGCATCAACGTTGTTCAAGGAGACTTTCATCTGGCCACAGCGGCAGATATTGTAGCAGACCCTTCTGCACCAGGCGCTTTTGTGCAAGGTATCATGGAAGGTAAAGAATGGGTGATGGTGAATGGTATTTGGACTGAACAACAATATGAAGAAGCAAAGACACAAATCGTCAAAGCTTCTCGCAAAGATATTGAAAAAGTAAGTTTGCAAATATTTGAAAACCTCATCAAAAAACTTTAATTATAAATATCCAATATAAAAATCAAGGAGATTCTCAAAATGGGAAAATTTAATCTGACAGAAGCCGCTAAAGCAATCTTGACAGAAGGTTCAAAGGAAACTTTGGAAGCATCCGTTAAGGCTGGTCACAAAGACGGTCCATCTAAACTACCTACATCAGTTGCTTACGGCACTAAAGATGTTGGTGAAGTCGCTGACGTTGTTGATAAGAAAGATGACGACAAGCCAGACTATACAAAAGGTACACCATCTGCAACACCACCAGGTGCAACACCTCCAGTTGGTACACAACCAGGTTCTAAGTTGTCTGGTCCAGCAGAAACTCAAGGTTCAGAACACGAAGTTGCTCAAGCAGACGCAACAGACTATTCTTCTATCCGTGACCGTGTAAAGGCAAAGTTGGCAAAGCAAACTTTCCACGCAAACCCAGGTGCTACATTCCAATCTTATGCTGAAGAAGCAGAAGAATCTGAAGAAGTTGTTTCTGAAGAAAAGGGTGAAGGACACGAAGACGAAGCTGAAGATAAGAAGCTTATCAAGTCTATGATGAAGAAACAAAAAATGAAAGAAGATATGGATGCAGACGTTTCTGCTCTATTGTCTGGCGAAGACTTAACAGAAGACTTCAAAGAAAAGGCAACTACAATTTTCGAATCTGCCGTTATCGCTCGTACACAAGCAATGATGGAAGAAGTTGAAGAAGCTTTGTTTGAAGAATTCGAATTGGCCGTTGAAGAAGTTAAGAACGACTTGTCCGCTAAGTTGGACGACTACATCGGTTACATGGCAGAAGAATGGGTTAAAGATAACCAATTGGCAATCGAAAAAGGTCTACGTGCCGAAATCGTTGAAGATTTCATCAATGGTATGAAAGACTTGTTCGTACAACACTACATTGACATTCCAGAAGAAAAAGTAGACGTAGTTGAAGAATTGACAACTAAGGTTGAAGAATTGGAAGCTCAAGTTAATGAAGAAATCCAAACTGCCGTTGAATTACGTAAAGAATTGAACGAACACAAAAAGAATGAGGCGATCCATGCAGTATGTGAAGGCCTAACGCAGACACAGGTAGAGAAAATGAAGTCACTTGCAGAGAGTGTTGAGTTTACTACCGATGAAGAATTTGCAGACAAGATGGTAACTCTACGTACATCGTACTTTACAGAGTCCGTTAAAGCTGCTGACAGTTCTGCATTGAATGAGGAAGTACAAATCGAAGAAGATAAACCAGCAGCAACTAAGCCTGCATCCGTTGATCCTTTGATTAATGCTGCCGCATCAGCAATCTCAAAATCTGTGGTAAGATAAATAAAAATTACCGAATCTAAAAGAAACTAACAAGGAGAAAACTAATGTTTCTATCTGAAGAACTACAACAAAAATGGCAACCAGTTCTGGAACATCCAGAACTAGAATCCATTAAGGATCCATACAAGAAGGCTGTTACAGCTTTGGTTTTGGAAAACCAACAACGTGAAATGTCAGCAGCTGCTGCACAATTGAACGAAACAACATACAGCGCAGCACCTACAAACGTGACTGGTGCTGGTGTTCAAAACTTTGACCCAATCTTGATCTCTTTGGTACGCCGTGCGTTGCCAAACTTGATTGCTTATGACGTTGCTGGCGTTCAGCCAATGACAGGCCCAACAGGCTTGATCTTCGCAATGCGTGCTAAGTACAATGCAATGGGTACAGCTGGTACAGGCGACTCTAACGAAGCATTCTTCAACGAAGCTAACACATTGTTCTCAGGTGCTGGTTCATCTGGTAACTTGTACGGTTTCCGTGGTAACAACGCAACTGACATTGTTACAAACACTGGTGCTGACTTGACTGCTAACAGTTTCACAACTGGTATCGGTATGCCTACATCACGTGCTGAAGGTTTGGGTGCAGATACCTCTACTGGTATGTTCAACCAAATGGCCTTCTCTATCGAAAAGGTTACAGTAACTGCTCAAAGCCGTGCTTTGAAGGCAGAATACTCACTTGAATTGGCTCAAGACTTGAAGGCAATCCATGGTTTGGATGCTGAAACAGAATTGTCTAACATTCTGTCCACAGAAATCTTGGCTGAAATCAACCGTGAAGTTATCCGTACAATCTACACTTGCGCTGTTGCAGGTGCTCAATACGGTACTACAACTGCTGGTGCTTTCGACTTGGACACAGACTCTAACGGTCGTTGGTCTGTTGAACGTTTCAAAGGTTTGATTTTCCAAATCGAACGTGATGCTAACGTTATCGCTAAGCAAACTCGTCGTGGTAAGGGTAACGTTCTGATCGTTTCTTCAGACGTTGCTTCTGCTATGGCTATGGCTGGCGTGTTGCAATACACACCTGCTTTGTCTGCTGACTTGCAAGTTGACGACACTGGTAATACCTTCGCTGGTATGTTGCACGGTCGTATCAAGGTCTACATCGACCCATACTTCGGTGGTTACACATCTAACCAAGAATTGGTGACTGTTGGTTATAAGGGTTCTTCTCCTTATGACGCTGGTTTGTTCTACTGCCCATACGTTCCTCTACAAATGGTTCGTGCAGTTGACCAACACACATTCCAACCTAAGATTGGTTTCAAGACTCGTTACGGCATGGTTGCAAACCCATTCGCAACTGGTTTGACAGTTGGTAACGGTGCATTGAACTCACGTTCTAACGTGTACTACCGTATTTTCCAAGTTAAGAACTTGATGTAAACTTACGGAAAACTAAGGCACCGCAGAGTGTCAGTTTTGAAAGGGACCTTCGGGTCCCTTTTTTTATGGTCCCTAAATAATGTTAAGGAGTTAATATGTCAATTCTTAATAGAAATCCACAAAATACCAACCCATTACAACCCACCAAGTTTCTGTTGACGTTCGCACGTATCAACAGTACACAGTATTTCTGCCAAACAGTTAATATTCCAGGTGTCCAACTGGGTGAAGTCAATCGTGCGACTCCATTCCTTGACATGTATTCTCCAGGTACCAAACTACAATACGATCCACTTGATATAGAATTCATTATCAATGAAGATATGCAATCATGGAAAGACATGTATAACTGGTTTACTTCAATTGCGGACCCAGATGGATTTGAAGGTCGTGACCATCCACGAGAACTGCAAATGAATAAACATTTCTCAGATGCCACTTTGACAATTCTAAGTGGGTTGAATAACCCAATTCTGAGAATCGAATTTACTAATTGTTATCCATTGTCAATGAATGAAATTCAGTTTGATACCAAATCATCAGCGGATAATATTATAACTTGTCGTGCAACTTTTAGGTATCAATCATACAAATACTTGACAGTTTAATATTGTTGTGATATAATGTTTTTGAGTAGGCAATAATGTGTAAGTTGTTGTCCTGTATAAGATTTTAGTTATTTTGAATGAATATGGAAACACTTGAACAAATATTAAAAATATGGGAAAAGGATGCGGTCATTGACCAAACGGAACCGTCCAAGGAACTGTTGAATATTCCTGTGTACCACAGTAAATACTTGTCGATTCTAACCAAACACAGAATCGCAAAACAAAAGGCCAATTTCGATTACCTACGTATGCGTAAGGTTAAATGGGAATACTTTACTGGCAAAATGTCGCAAGAAGAATTGGAAGAATATGGTTGGGAACCATTCCAGTTTGCACTCAAATCTGACATTACAACATACCTCGAAGCAGATAAAGACCTTATCAAGTTACTTGAGAAGAAGGCATACCATGATGAAGTGGTTTCTGTTGTAGAAGCAATCATGCAAGAACTTAAACAACGTACATGGCAATTGCGTGACTTCATTTCATGGGAAAAGTTTGTAAATGGCCAGTGATGTTATCATAACCAAAAAGAATGGTGTCTATGCCAAGGTGATTTGTGAACGTCACGTGGCAATGGAACTATCACAGTTCTTCACATTCTTTGTACCTGGTTTTCAATTCACACCTGCCTTCAGAAACAAGATTTGGGACGGTAAGATTCGATTGTTCAATCTACAAACCCAACAAATCTACCTTGGTTTGATTCCGTATATCAAATCATTTTGTGAGGACAGAGAATACACCTACGAAGATAACATCGTAGAATCTGAATTCTCCATGTATCATGCAAAGAAGTTCGCAGAATCTTTGAATATTCACTCACAAGGAAAGAAATTGGAAGTGCATCCGCACCAGTTGGATGCGTTCGTAGATAGTATGCAGACACACCGAAGACTATTCGTGTCTCCTACATCGTCTGGTAAGTCCCTGATTGCATATCTATTGTTTAGACAACTACACGACTATCAACAACTCAAAGGTCTAATGATTGTTCCAACAACATCTTTGGTTGAACAGATGACTTCAGACTTTACTGATTATTCATCACACAATGGTTTCGATGTAGAATCTAACGTGCATAAAATCTATGACTATAAAGGCATGGTCAAACAAACAGACAAGGCATTGACCATCTCCACATGGCAGTCTCTGTTCAAAATGCCTGAAGAATACTTCCATCAATTCGATTATATCATTGGTGACGAAGCACACTTGTTCAAGGCACAATCTCTAACCACAATTATGACCTCACTCATCAACACACAATATCGTGTTGGCATGACAGGTACATTGGACGGAACAAAGACACATAAATTAGTATTGGAAGGTTTGTTTGGTCCTGCAAAACAAATCATCACAACAAGAGAAATGATTGACCAAGGTAAAGCGTCTGCATTTGATATTAAGTGTTTGATTCTGAAACATCCTGATGATGTTTGTAAAAATAGTGTCACATGGACATATCAGGAAGAAATGCAGTACCTGATTGGTTGTGAATCTAGAAATAAATTTATTCGTAATTTGGCATTGAGTTTGGACAAGAACGCATTGGTATTGTTCCAACAAGTTGAGAAACATGGTCGTGTTCTATACGACATGATTAGAAATGCCGAGAAATTAAATGGCAGAAAAGTATATTTTATCCACGGTGGTGTTGACACAGAAGACCGTGAACAAGTACGTGCCATTATGGAAAAGGAAACTAATGCAATTATTGTCGCTTCTTATGGTACCTATTCTACTGGTATCAATATTCGCAATCTTCATAACATCATATTCGCCTCGCCGTCCAAGTCGAGAGTAAGAAACTTACAATCTATTGGCAGAGGACTTCGTAAAGCAGAAGGTAAAGATAACGCAACGTTGTATGACATTGCTGATGACCTCAGACACAAGAAAAACATGAACTTCACTCTGAGACATTTCGTGGAAAGAGTGAAGATATATACTGAGGAGAAGTTCCCTTTCAAAATCTACAATATAGGAATCAAAAAATGACAGTTAAAATTGTAAGATTCAAAGATGGTTTGGATGTTATTAGTAACGTATCGTATAACTATGGCATGGATGACAAACACAATGGTGAGGTCGAATTGACTAACCCAATGATGTTTGAAATTCGCAACCAAAACCTTGTGATGGAACATTGGTTACCTTTATCTATTATGAAAGATAAGATGGTAACAATTAAGGAATCAGAAATTCTTTGTACGATGGAACCTAATGACGATTTTGCCGAGTATTATACTAATACCGTAAAAAGATTGAATAAGGTTCTTAAAGAAACTAAGGATAAAGATAAGGAAGAATTCCAAGATATGTTGGAGGCCTTAGCTGAACTAGAAGATAATAAAGGAATTAAAATCCATTAATTAATTATCATCAACCGGGCTACACCGTGGACTTTAACACATGTCAAGCCCTTTGTCAACAACTTTTTATGGTAAACTTGAATAAATTATGACCCAGACTACAAAAAAACCCAAAGAATACGTTAACAATGCCGATTTTCTCAAGGCATTGGTAGATTACAAAGCTGCCTGCGAAGAGGCAAAGAAGAATGGCAAACCAGAACCAAAGATACCCAACTACATCGGCGAATGTTGGATGAAGATTGCCGAAGGTCTATCACACAAACCAAACTTCATTAATTATACCTATCGTGATGAAATGATTTCGGATGGTATTGAAAACTGTTTGATGTATTTCAACAACTTTAATCCAGATAAGTCTAAGAATCCATTTGCATACTTCACACAAATCATTTACTATGCGTTCCTTAGACGTATTCAAAAGGAAAAGAAACAACTATATGTGAAATACAAAGCCACAGAACAGATTGGTATCCTAGATGAGTTTGAAATGCTGGAAGGTGAAGATGGTACCACTAACCAATTTGCACTATACGATAACATCGCAGAGTTCATTGAGAATTACGAAGATGCCAAACAGGCCAAAAAGGATGCCAAAGCGGTAAAGAAACCTGAAGGCATCGAAAAGTTTATGGAGTGATTATGAAAATAGGATTTACCTGTTCTTGTTTCGACTTGTTTCATGCCGGTCATGTGTTGATGTTGGAAGAAGCCAAACAACATTGTGATTACCTAATCGTTGGACTACAAACTGATCCAACGATTGATAGACCGGAGAAGAACAAACCCATTCAAACGGTATATGAAAGATACGTCCAATTAAATGGATGTAAGTATGTGGATGAAATCATTCCATATTCTACCGAAGAGGATTTACTAAATCTATTGACAACACTAAATTATGATGTTAGAATACTAGGAGAGGAGTACCGTGAAAAAAGTTATACGGGAAAATACCTAAACAAAGAGGTTTATTACAATAAAAGACCTCACACTTATTCTAGCTCTGAATTGAGGAAGCGAATTGAAAGTAGCAATAATAACTGACCAACACTTTGGTGCTCGTAATGATTCACCACAGTTTTTGGATTATTACGAGAAATTTTATAACGAAACATTCTTTCCCACATTAATTAAGGAAAAGATTTGTTGTGTGTTGATTCTTGGTGATACGTTTGACCGTAGGAAGTATGTTAACTTCTATACATTAAAACGTGCCAAAGAAATGTTCTTCAACAAACTTTATGGAATGAATATTGACGTTCATATGTTGGCGGGTAACCATGATACCTACTTTAAGAATACCAATGAGGTGAATTCTATTAGGTTATTATTGGATGAATACAGTAACATTAACGTAATCTCACACCCATGCACATTGCAAATAGGATACCATAAGATTTGTATGTTGCCTTGGATTTGTGCCGACAACTATGAAGATAGCATGGCAACAATCAAAGATACTGATGCATCCATTTGTATGGGGCATCTGGAGATTTCTGGATTCGCAATGCATCGTGGTATGCAATCACAAGAAGGATTAGACCGTGCAGTATTTCGTAAATTTTCAGCTACATTTAGTGGTCATTATCATCACAAGTCTAGTATTGATGGTATACACTACCTTGGTAACCCATACGAACTTACTTGGCAAGATTATAACGACCCTCGTGGTTTCCATATATTTGATTTGGCTGACGGGAACCTTACCTTTGTACAAAATCCCAACGTAATGTTTCACCGTATCGTCTATGATGATAAGGCGGAAACTATCAAAGAGATTGATGGTAAAGATTTGAAACCATATGCAAACACGTATGTTAAAGTGGTAGTAGTTAATAAAACTAACCCATATTTGTTTGACAAGTTTATGAATAACTTGTATAATGCTAACCCAGCAGACATTACAATTGCTGAAGATTTTACAGAACTCGGTGACATTACCGATGATGATGTTGACCAAGCTGAAGATACTATTACCATACTTAACAAATATGTGGATGGTATCACGGAAGAAAACATCGACAATACAAAGTTAAAAACAATATTGAAAGAACTCTACGTAGAGGCCTTGAATTCGGAGACATAATGAACCAAGATTTTCGTGATGGTGCAAGAGCAATGTTCGATGCACTTACAATGAGAGCTGCAAACCATTACCATGGTAATCCAAAGGTGAATGAAGTATTGCAAAAAGAAAATGAACTAATTTGGTCTTGGGCTATGGAAGCTTTGAGTGAAGTTAGTGAAGAAGATTATGAAGAAATGTTGAAATTTTACCCACATTATAGTGTATGATATTATTCCAAAAAGTGCGTTGGAAAAACTTTGTTTCCACAGGCGCACACTTTACAGAAGTTAATTTTACCAAATCTACCAATACATTAATCATTGGTCAAAACGGCGCAGGCAAGTCCACTATTTTGGATGCATTGTGCTTTGCGCTGTTTGGAAAACCGTTTCGTAAGATAAATAAACCACAACTGGTAAATTCTATTAACCAAAAAGATTGTTTGGTTGAGGTAGAGTTTGAGATTGGTACTAAGAAATATAAAATTGTGCGTGGTATCAAACCCAATAAGTTTGAAATCTATTGCAATTCAGTTTTGTTGAACCAGGATGCAGCTGCTAAAGACTACCAAAAGGTACTAGAGGATAACATCCTCAAATTAAACTATAAGTCCTTCACGCAGGTTGTTATCCTTGGTTCGGCATCATTTGTTCCTTTCATGCAACTATCTGCCGCAGACCGCAGAGCAATCATCGAGGACTTGTTGGACATCCAAATCTTTTCCGCCATGCATAGTGGTGTTAAAGATAAACTCTCAAGCAATAAAGATGCGTTGACCAAAGTCAAGTATGATATAACTTTGCTTGAAGAAAAAATCAAAATGCAATTGGAGTCTATTGACGAACACAAGAAGCATAATGATGCCGAGATTGCCAAGAAGGTTGCAGAGATTGCCACATCAGAACAACAATCGGTTCAGATTACAAATAACAACAAACTGATTAACAAACACATTACCGTATTGCAAAATAAGGTAGGTGACAATAAGAGTAAGTTAGACAAGAAATCTAAGGGATTGTTCCAGGTTCAAGGTAAGATTCAGACGAATATCAAACGTCACGAAAAAGATATTGAGTTCTATGAGACTAACCATGATTGTCCAACCTGTAAACAGGCTATTACCGAAGATTGGAAATCAACACAGGTACAAGAAAAAAATGATAAAATTGGCACACAGAAAAAGAATCTTGAGGAAGTTGAAACTGAACTCACGAAAGTCAACATCGAAATAGAAAAGTTGACCAAGTTACTGGAACATATTTCTGAACACCAGAACGAGATTACAAAGAATAATGCCACAATCTCTGCAATCAATACCTATATTGCGAAACTCAATAAGGAAATAAAGGAACTTTCCACTAAAGTGGAAACATCTGAGCAAGATAATGAGAGATTAACATCGTTAAGAACAACACTATCAGAAAGCGAATTAGAATATCAAACATTATTGGTAGACAAACAGTATTTGGAATATGCCGGTACATTACTGAAGGACGGTGGCATTAAGTCCAGGATTATTAAACAGTATCTACCGATTATGAATAAACTCATAAACAAATATTTATCAGCGATGGACTTCTTTGTTAACTTCAACATCAATGAAAACTTTGAAGAAACAATTAAGAGTAGACACCGTGATGAGTTTTCGTATGCCAACTTCTCTGAGGGTGAAAAGATGCGTATTGACTTGGCACTTCTATTCACATGGAGACAAATTGCCAAGTTGAAGAACTCTACCAACACCAACCTGTTAATTTTGGATGAGGTGTTTGATTCTTCATTAGATACAGTAGGCACAGAAGAATTTTTGAAATTGATTAATGAAATGGGAACCGATACTAATGTGTTTGTTATTTCCCACAAAGGCGACCAACTGTTCGATAAGTTCCGTTCGGTTATTAAGTTTGAGAAAAAAGGAAACTTTAGTAGGATTGCAAAATGAGTAATGATGAAGTAATGTTATATGATACAGAAAAGGCAAGTGAACAACCAAAACAAATCAAAACGTTTGAGTTGATTCCACCAAACTGGCCACCAATGTCGATGGTGTTACCAGAGTTTAACTTTGAGAAACCACCTGTTGATCCAGATTCGTTTGCATCATCATTGGTTGAAACTTGTATCAAAAATAATGCACTAGGACTATCTGCAAATCAATGTGGATATCCTTATCGTGTGTTTGTTATGGGTGCGGGTGAAAACTTTATTGCCTGTTTCAATCCAAAAATCCTGTCCTCGGAAGGTGAAGCACATTTGTCTGAGGGTTGTGCCACATTCCCATTGTTGGAGTTTAAGATTACCAGAGCCAAATCAGTTACGGTAGAATACCAAGACTGGCAGGGAACGGTACATCAACAAACATTTACCGGATTAACCGCACGGATTTTCCAACATGAGCTTGACCACATGAACGGAATGTTGTATACTGACCGTGTGAAACCGCTTGCATTACAAGCCGGAGTAAAACGGTTGGAAAAACTCAAGCGCAAGTATTTTAATCCTAAAGTTATGAATAAATTGAATGGCAAAACAACTACAAAAAATTAATACGTTATTCGGCGAAGAAGAAATTGTAGTCAATACCAAAGAAGTTCCTGGTATTGATGAACAATGGAAAATCTTTCAACAGTCGGATACCTTTAATAATATCGAACACATTGATACTGAACAATTGCGTCAGACTATCATCGAGGACTTGACTGTAAAATCCCAAATGGACGTTCGTGAATATACCTTGTACCAAAAATGGTGTGAGGTTAAAGAGAAGTTTCCATTGATAGAAAATACTTTGTATGATGGCCACACATTGAAAAATGGTCAACAACAAAAAGACATTGATAACATCAAGGCAAACATTTGGATGCCAGAATCACCAGATGACTATGCCAACCTGAAACCTAAGATGGTTTTGTCTAATGGTCCATTGGCAGAAAAATGGAACACATTGCGTACATTCTCTTCCACAATGAAGAATAACTCCAATATTGGACGAAATCTATTCTACACAGTCATTGATGAAGTTACAGGAAAGTACCTGGGTGTTATTTGTATCTCGTCCGACTTCTTAGATTTGACACCACGTGACCAATTTATCGGTTGGCCTAAAGATATTAAGACTACCGGTAACATGATTAATCATACTGCAATCGGTTCTACTATTGTGCCACTACAACCACTTGGTTTTAATTATATGGGTGGTAAGTTATTGGCGTTGTTATGTTTATCTGACACAGTTCAGGAAGATTGGAAGAAACAATATGATAACATTCTTGTTGGCGTTACTACTACTTCATTGTATGGTAATACAAAGTCCAATGGCCTATCTCAGTATGATGGTCTTGAGCACTGGAGAAAAATGGGGTTCAGTTCTGGCACAGTTGCTTTTGACCCTAACCGTGATATACTCAACAAAATATACGATTGGGTAAAAGAGAATCACACCAAACATTACTTTGAATGGTGGGAAGCAAAGAAACCAAATGGTCTGCCATACAAACGTGACCATAAGAATCGCACATTACATTTTGCATACAGTAAGTTGAAAGTACCAAAAGAATTGGTTAAATGTGCCCACCAACGTGGCATTTATTTCTCACCTTTGTATGACAATACTCCCGAATTCCTCCGTAAAGAAATTACGGACGATAAACTGGTAAAGTCTTTTGATACCAGTGTCGAGGCCTTAACGGAAATTTGGAAAACCAAATATGCCAAAGGTCGAATCTCCATGTTGAAGAAGAAGAATAATGTGTCCTACGAATCCCTGTTCTATGACGACCTTATTTACCTAACATGGGAAGAAACAAAGGCAAAATATTTACCACAAGTTGGAAGATGATGAAAGAAAAACTTGATAAATTGTTGAAAAAGAATCTGAAGTTTCCTGACAATTCTAATATTCAACAAAGAGGTATTGCGGATAAAATTGAGGTGTTGTGTAATGAGATTATCAAAACAAATTTCACCAACGTTGTTGATGCAAGAAGTCGTAGAAGTATTGAAGATATTAGTATAGGCAATACTTACATCGACCATAAAACCTCGGATGAAGCACTTGATTTCAAGATGCCGAACCTTATCAGTATTGACCGTCTAATGAATTTGGATCGTCCTTTGGTTTACAATTTTGTTTTATACAATAGTGAATCTAAAAAGATTGTCGATAATTTTTCGTTAGAAGTTTATGAACTCAATTGGGAACATTTGAAGATTCAGAATTTGGGTGCCGGTCAACTCCAGATTTGTAACATGAAACAATTTTTGGAATCACCCAAGTCTACCATGTCCAAGGAGGAGTGGTTGAATACCCTCCGCCAGGAATCGGTAGAGTTCTACAAGAAGTTAATTACCAAAACGGAACGTAGAATGAAGAAGTGGCAGACATTTAATATTGCCGCAGGAAACACTTGACACACACACTATATAATAGTATAATAGTGATACTTGCAAATGCAAGATTTTATTTTTAACTCGTTATTTGGAGATTGATATGACTAAAGTATCCGCTAAACAAAAGATTTTGAACTATTTGAGCAAGACAGAAGGTTACAATACCTTGACAGTCGCTCAAGCGCAAGCACGTTTTGGTATCACCAACGTGTCTGCCCGTATTGATGAATTGCGCCAAGAAGGCCATGTCATCTACACTAACACCAAGACTCGTGGTGATGGTTCCAAAGTTGCTTCATACCGTATGGGTAAGCCAACCAAAGCAATGGTTCGTGCTGCTCTTAAAACTGGTTACAGCCTAACTGCCTAATTAACTGGCATTGTGGGGAGTAGCCAGTTCCTTGGCTCTCCCCTTTTTTTATTTCTGGAGAGCAAATGGAAATTTCAATTAAAAAAGAAGATTTACAAAAGAAAAGTAT